GAAAGCATTGAAAGCATCAAGCTCGGCGCTGGCGCACAATCTGACCTGACGCGGATCGCCAAGAATGAAGTGACGCTTAACCTTTACGGCCAAGGTTTTGTAGACTTCCGAGGCGCTTTGGAGCAGTTGATCTTTACGCCGCAATACATGTCATCTAAAACTAGCGACAAGGAAAGGCAAAACCTTGTGCGCAACCTGAATAGCAAGTTTGTTGACGCCGGAATAGAGACTTTGCTGATGTTGCCAGAGTATGCTAACTTGGCGCAAGCCTATCAGGACGTGCAGTCTCTTAAGAAGAAAGGTTTGCAATGACCGTCAGTAGCGCCACACAAAAAGTCCAGTACAACGGCAATGGCTCGACCACTGTCTTTGCGTACACCTTCAAGATCTTCAACCAGAACGACCTGACCGTCATCGTGCGATCGGCCACTGGCACTGAGACGGTCAAGACGATCACCACGCACTACACCGTCAGCGGTGTCGGCGGATCTGGTGGCGGCAACGTCACGATGCTGACGGCGCCGTCAGCTACCGAGACGCTGACCATCCTGCGCGAGCAGGATTTGGTGCAAGAGTTGGACCTGGTCGAGAATGACCCGTTCCCCGCGCAGTCGCTGGAAGATTCGCTCGATAAGCTGACCTTCATTGTGCAGCAACAGGGCGAAGAACTTGACCGATCAATCAAGGCATCGCGCACCAACACAATCACATCCACCGAATTCACGGTGTCGGCTGCAACGCGCGCCAACAAGATCTTCGCCTTTGACAGCGCCGGCGAGCTGGCCGTCACGCAAGAGCTTGGCACCTATCGCGGCAACTGGGCAACCGCCACGGCCTTTGCCCAGCGCGACCTGGTCAAGGACACATCCGACGGCAACATCTACATTGTTGTCACGGCCCACACGTCCACCGGCTCTCAGCCGATCAGCAGCAACGTTGACGTGGCCAAGTGGGCGTTGATTGTGGATGCAGCCTCGGCCACCACATCAGCCTCGGCTGCGGCCGGCTCTGCGGCTGCGGCTGCATCGTCAGCCTCGGCGGCCGCAACATCGGCAACCAACGCGGCCAACTCTGCCACCTCTGCGACAACCTCGGCCAGCTCGGCTACGGCCTCAGCCACCTCAGCCACCGCCTCAGCCACCTCGGCCACGTCTTCAGCATCGTCTGCGTCTGCGTCTGCAACGGCCGCAGCGGCGTCGGCAGCGGCGGCGGCGACTAAGGTTGCCAAAACATCTGACACCGGAGCCGCTGTGATTCCGGCTGGCACTCAAGCCCAGCGCGATGTTTCTCCGGCTACAGGTTACTTCCGCTTCAACAGCGACGTAACCAAGTTTGAAGGATACAATGGCACAGCTTGGGGTTCTGTTGGCGGCGGCGCTACGGGCGGCGGATCAGATTCTGTTTTCTTTGAAAACGACGTGACTGTAACGACAAGTTACACTATTACCACTAGCAGGAACGCCATGACCGCCGGACCTGTGACGATCAACGGCGGTGTTGTTGTAACCATCCCCAGCGGATCAGTTTGGACAATTGTGTAATGTCAAAGATCACCCTAGCACCCAACGCATCCGGCACTGGAACGCTTACTGTAGCGGCTCCTAATACCAACACGGACCGCACGATCACGCTGCCTGATGCTACTGGGACCATGAACATTTCTGGCTTGGCTAACGAAGTCCCAGCAGGAAGTGCTGGCTCCCCTTCGATCTACTCTACTGGTGACAGCAACACGGGTATCTTCTTTCCTGCCGCTGACACCATTGCCTTTGCTGAAGGTGGCGCAGAGGCCATGCGTATCGACTCCTCTGGCAACGTGGGGATTGGCACGAGTTCGCCAGCGTATAGGGTAGATGTGGCTTCGGCAGACACAACGGCTGGCGCTGGCTATGCCGTCCGCATTAGGGCAAATGCCACTGCCGCTGCTGGCGCAATCCAATTTACAGACTCAACTGCTGCTACGCAGAACGGAATTATTGCAGTAGATACATCTTCAAACATGAAGTTTACCACAAGTTTGACAGAACGTATGCGTATCGACGCCTCTGGCAACGTATCCATCACCCAGACGCCCGGCAAATACACAGTAGACGTCAGTGGGGGTGCAACAGCCATTGCCAATGGTGGCACAGTTGATTTTGCCAATGCGTCAGGAATGCTTGTCGTGAATAACCATAATAGCGGGGCGGTTACAATCTATCTGTGCGGCGGAGGAACAGTTAACGTAATTGGAAGTGTTGGGACGCAAGTTGGAACTTTTGCCTACGTTGCGGGCATCGGTGGTTACCGCTGGACGAACAATTTTGGAAGCACCATTTCAGTTGGTTTCTTCTTTGTCCGAACCCGCACTACAGGATAAGGTGATCAAATGACATACACATCCAACAAGGTTGACGGGCAGAACCTGATGTTTGCCATTACAACCACCCATAATGGCGCTGAGATCACATTCAACGTGGTGTGTGCCAATGACGAGGCAGAAGTCCCAGACTTGGTAGCCCACTACCTAGACTTCCTTGACGCGCCTCCTGTTGTAACGCCACAGCCGACAGCCGAAAGCGCCGTGGATCAGCAAGCCATCATCACCGCCCTAGAGGCCCGCATCGCCGCACTGGAGGCTAAGTAATGTCAACAATTCGCGCTAATACAGTTACTGACGCTGCGGGCACAGGTTCACCTAGCTTTCCCAATGGTCTTTCCGTGGCATCCGCTGCGCTGACAGGTGTGCCTACTGCGCCGACTGCTGCGGTTGCGACTAATACAACGCAGATTGCTACGACTGCTTTTGTGCTGGCTAATGCTCCTGCGGCTGGCGGCATGACGCTACTTGGAACGCTTACCACAACAAGTGGAACATCTCAGACGCTTTCTGGTCTGACGCTAACATCGTATAAGCAGTTGCTGGCAGTGTTTAAACTTGTAGGTTCAAACGCAACTTCTGGTATAATTCTTAGTAGTGGTATTGGCCTAACCATCACTGATAATGCAGGCACTAGTGCTGGAATATGTGGAACTATGTTATATGATTTAACAAATGGGATACTTGTAACAAACGCTTCTGCTGGCATAGGAGGGACCTCTACAAATCAAGCAGTTATAGGAAGTGCATACGCAGCGGTTACAAACAGCAGCATTACAACTGCGTCTACTAGCATAACTTTTAGTTCCGCAGGAACCTTTAACAAGGGTTCTATCCTTATCTACGGGGTGAAATAATGGACTACTTCGAAGTCATCACTGACGCTTCCACGGGTGAGCAGACTATTCGACCCTATACACCCGAAGAGATAGCTGCGGCTATAGCTGCAAGCATCCCTACGTTTGCACAACAGCAAGCAGCCCGTGCCGCAGCCTACCGCGCAGAAGCCGACCCACTGTTCTTTAAGGCGCAGCGCGGTGAAACAACTCTTGAGGAATGGCAAGCCAAAGTCGCAGAGATCAAGGCCCGTTTTCCGTATCCAAGTGAGTGATTGATATGCAGCAGGAGATTTCCATGCTTGAGCTAGGGCGGATGATTCTCCAGTTTGCCGTGCTGCCGATCGGCGCGTTCGCGTGGATGCATTATAAGATGACTCAAGGCCATGCTGTAGAGATCGCTGTCATAAAAACTGAGTTTGCTCTGACTAAAGAATCTCACGATAGGGAGCTGAAAGAGATCAAGGATGGGCTGTCCAACATCTTTAAAAAGCTAGATGAAATCCAGAAGGATATGCACAAGTGAGCGTCAATCAGGCAACCATTGATTTGATCAAGCGCTTTGAGGGCTGCAAGCTGACGGCCTATCAAGACATCGTGGGCATCTGGACGATCGGCTACGGCACAACCGCAATGGCGGGCCTTGGCATCGAGCCGGCCAAGGGCATGACCATCACGCACGAACGTGCTGAGGATTTGTTGCGTCAGGGTGTTGAGAAATTCGCAACCACGGTTGATGCGATGATCACAACCAAGGTCAACGCAAATGAATTCGGGGCCTGTGTGTCACTGGCGTATAACATCGGCCCGACAGCCTTTGCCAAAAGCACTGTGCTGCGTGAGTTAAATGTTGGTCACAAGGACAAGGCTGCTGCTGCTTTTAGAATGTGGAACAAAGCTGGGGGGGAGGTGATCCAAGGTCTGGTCAATCGCCGTGAGGCGGAGATCAAGCTGTTTCTAACGCCTGTCACTGCTGACATGCACACCGTTGCCTTGACCGAAAAGGAACAGGCCGAATCTACTTTAGCTGCAATTTTTCATGCCATCGTGGCGATGTTTCAAGGAGTGAAGAAATGATCAGTGCAACCGAAATCGGCGGCATCGCCCGCGCACTTGCATCTGCACTTGGCGGCTATCTAGTCGGCAAGGGATTGATCGACAGCGAGACGGCCACCACAGTCGGTGGCGCGGCCGCCACGATCATTGTCGCTGTTTGGTCTGTGATTGCCAAACGCAAGGCATGACATCCCTGCTTGCCTCTCTGCTGAAACCTCTGCTGACACTGCTTGCAGCATGGTTCGGGGGCAAGGCGGCTGGGCGCCAGGCTGCCAAGATCGAGGAGCTGCAAAGCTATGCCGACACTTCCAAACGGATCGACGAGGTTGGGCCTGTGCCTGACGCTCACGCTGCTGGTGAGTGGCTGCGCAACCGCGCCAAGCACTAGCGCCATTTGCGATGGCACGGTGCAGAGCAGGACGGATCATGCGGCGGCACTGGTTGCGGATGGTGGTGCGCAGTCGCTGGTTACGGGCGCGCTACTGATCAGGCAGATCGACGCAGGGTGTAGCAAGTGACGCCGCGTCAGCAGCAAATCTACGACGCTGTGCAACGGCTCGGCAGCAAGAACGCTGCGGCAAGGGAATTGGGAATCGATACAAAGACGGTGCGCTATGCCTGTGCAATGGCAGAGGCGTGGTTAGGCGCCGACGAGGGGATCAAGGCCGCCTTGGAAAGCACCGGCCTGTCGACCGATACAGGCAAGCACGGCTGGCGCCGCGTGCAGAACAAAGAGACGGGCAGCTGGGATTCGGTTTTTTGGAAGACCGACACGACGCAGGAAGACATCACGTCTTGGGCCGATCTGTTTCGTGAGGCGCTCGGTGCTGTGCCAGATCCGCTGCCCGCGCCAATGCCTGACGATGTCTCGCATGACCTGCTGCCGCGCTACATCATCGCCGACGTACACTTCGGGATGCGCGCTTGGGCTGACGAGACGGGTGCGGAGTATAACATCGCAATCGCCGCACAACGCCTGGCAGAGGCGTCGGCCACGTTGATCGGCGCAGCGCCGTACACCGATCGGGCGGTCATACTAAATTTGGGCGATTCTGGGCATATGAATTCCAGCTCTAACGTAACCCCTACCAGCGGCCACCTGTTGGACGTGGACGGTCGGTTCGCCCAAGCGGCAATGGCTGCTGTGCGCGCGCACGTCAATCTGATCGAGGCGGCCAAGGCCAAGCACCGGCAGATCGACGTTGTGATCCTCGCCGGCAACCATGATCCAGACTTCTCGTCGATGCTCTCGATCGCGCTGGTCTTTAAGTATGAAGGCGACGAGCGCGTGACCGTACACTTCAACCCGTCTAAAATGTGGGTCATGGAGTTTGGGACCACTATGCTTTGCGCCCATCATGGCGACAAGACCAAGCCAGAGCGGCTGGTGCAGCAGGCGGCCGATGTTCACGCCCCAATCTGGGGACGTACATACTGGCGGTATCTAGATACGGGCCACATCCATCAGGATTCTGGCAGAGACATTGGCGGGATGTCGTGGGAAAGCCACCGAGCCATCACCACCCGTGACGCAGCTGCGGCAGCATTCGGATATACTGGACGCTCGACCATGAAATGCATTACAGTGCATCGTGAGCGCGGTGAGGTTATGCGCCACACAGCAGCGATAGGGTGATGAGATGAAGAAGCCTGGACTGTACGCAAACATCAACGCACGCAAGGAAGCCGGCACGTCTCGGCCGAAAGAAGAAAGCACGATCGACAAGAAGACCTACTCGCTGATGACCCGCAAGGCTGGGCCATTTAAAGAGAGCAAGAAGAATGCCTAAGTCTGCAGCATGGCAGCGCAAGGAAGGCCAAGCAGAGAGCGGCGGCCTGAATGAAAAGGGCCGGCAGTCCTATGAGCGCGCCAACCCTGGCTCTGATCTGAAGGCGCCGGTGAAGTCGGGCGACAACCCGCGCCGCGCATCCTTCCTAGCGCGCATGGGCGGCACGGCTGGGCCGGAGCGCGATAAGGACGGCGAGCCGACGCGGTTGCTCAAGTCTCTCATGGCTTGGGGCGCAAGCAGCAAGGCCGATGCCAAGAAGAAGGCCGCGGCGATCAGCGCAAGGAATAAAGCATGAGCAAGTCAGCCAAACACTACCTAGAAAGCGGCAAGGCTTACACCGGCCCCGTCCACAAGATGGGCGGAGAGCTGCACACCGGAGCAGAGCATAGCGACAAAAGCCAAAAGCTTACCCACAGCAAGGGTGATGCGAAGAAAAGCCTTATGACGCGATCGGCTGAAAAGAAGAAGTGAAGCGGGGGTGTTCTGCACCCAGAGCGCATGGGCCTTTGTGCCCTGCTATTCTACCCCACACTGGGCGTGATCCTGTTATTGTATCACCCCCATGTTTTGTTTGTAAACCAATGCCGCTGCACGAAACCGCTTCATGCCGGTGGGGCTATCGGTCGAGATCACCTTTCGAACATACTTCTCGCTCAAGCCCAGCGCACGGGCGGCCGATGCGATCGAGGGGAACGACAGCCCCTCAACCTCGACAGGCTTTCGCTTGGTATTGCCAAGACCAAGCAAATCCATCTTGCCGCGCCACAGCGCCGAGTAGACCGCAGCCTCGCTGACATCCAGGCTTAAAGCTGTCTGCCTGACGCTGGGGTAGGTCACGCCCCTGACTTTGGTGATCATAGGCCTACCCCCCAATAGCCAGCCAGCACTTGCTCTGGCGTCTCGACGCCCTGCTTCTTGCTGGCGCGGATGTCATCAACGACTACGCGGTTGCACATGGTGCGCACCCGCTCGCTCTTCAGGCCAAGCATCTTGGCCACCGTGACAGCTTGGTGGTGCATCCGCAGAGCCATCATGCGCAGCAGGTACTCGTCATCCTGCCGCGTCGTGTGCTTGCCCCCGCTCATTCGTCACCCCCATCAAAGTCGGCAGGGTCGACGGCGTAGTAGGTGCGCTGGTGGATCAGCCCATGTCGGGCCATCTCTTGCATCTTGGCCATGACGCTGAGGTGGGGATAGTCGATGCCGTCGGATACGGTTTCCGCGGTGGCCATGCCGCCTTCGCGCAGATCTGCCAGGATCATGTCGGTCAGCGTGTCGGACGTGGGCATCTGCATTTGCTTGCCACCTCGGTCAAGCTTGATGGCCACCCATGGTGTCTTATCGGGATGCGCCAAATTCGGGATGATGATGGCGCCGACCGTCATGGACTGCTGCAGGCCGGCCATAAGCGCGAGCTTCGACGGGATGAAGACGGCTTGCGTCATGTCGTCGGCCAAGACCGCGAAGGTCGTGCCGGTCGGCAGGATGTGGGTGATGATTAGGTCAGTGAGTTGCATTGGGTTCCTCTAATATTTCCGCGATCAGTTTGGCTTTCATCTGCTGTGCGTAGATCATCCTTGATCTCAGCATGTCGATCTCCTCACCGACCCAGGCCTTGTCGGCCTGCTCGCCGTAGCGCGCGTACAGCTGGTCGATCTCGGCCTGCTTGGTGCGGATCACGGCGTTCCAATCTGCGACCGTGTAACGAGTTTGTACTGTCATACTGCGCACCACAGTTGTGCGGCGTAGGACCGCTTGTAGGATTTGATCAGCCGCTCCACGTCAACGACGTGGTGGCCGAGGTCTTCGTCCTGCCAGTGCGGCGGCAGCTCTAGCAGCATCTCGCGGTACTCTTGCAAGGCTGACAGGACGATCACCGTGTCGGCGCTGTTGAGTTTGATTGCCATGATTATTCTCCCATCACACTTTCGATGAACGCTTGCGCTGCTTGGGCAACGATTGCATTGCCGTAACCGCGCAGGCGTCCCACTCTGGCGGCAGACCCATGAGCCAACGGGGATGTGCCGGGTTCAACTGGCCGCCACTTTCCATCGCGGCAAAAGAGCCAATCAGCATCTCGCCAGTGGCCGTTAGTCGGGCTGGGCCGACCGTCAGTGCCTGAAGAGCCAAACTGCCATTTACTCCCCTGCCATCCCGCTGCATCTCCCGTTCCATTGCGTTGACCCCCGACCGTTTCAAGTCCTGAACCGCTGGTGTCGGCCAGCCCGCTAACTGCGCCGCCACGTCCACCGTGTCCAAGCTGATCTTCCCGTCCCTGATCCGCCCGCCCAAGTAGCCGCCCTTGTGATCCCGTGACGCTGGCGTCGGCCATGCTGCCATCGCTTGTGCCGTCTGTGCTAGATTGCTGCACTTGTTGTCTCTCGCTAGACGCTTCTCCGCGTATTCCTGCGGGTTTTGCATTCGTGAGCAATTGTCGTCTTGCGTTGTCGGCGTCGGCCAGCCCGCCAGCTTCGAGTCCAACACTAGACATGCGCAACCGTGCCTCGTCCCGTGCAAATCCTTCTGCGTCTCTGATCGCCCCGAAACGTCGTGCGCCTGTGGTGTTGTCCAGCCTTTCTCCAACCCACCAGAGCCGCTGTCTGATGTGCGGCGCACCGACGCCCGCAGCGCAGAGATCGACCGCCCCGCCGGCGTAGCCCGTTGCTTCCAAGTCAGATTGTACAAGGTCGAGCCAACCAAGGCCGTCTTTGCTTGCAACCTGTTCACCAAAGACAACGTCAGGTCGGCACTGGCTGATGAGGTGGTGGAATGCCGGCCACAAGTGCCGCTCATCATCAAACCCTGCTCCTTTGCCTGCCGCGCTGAAAGGCTGGCACGGGCATGATCCTGTCCATACAGGACGATCATCGGCCCATCCTGCTTGGCGCAGGGCGTAGGACCAGACGCCAATCCCTGCGAAGAAGTGGCACTGAGTAAATCCAGCAAGCTCAGTTGGTGTGACATCTTCGATGCTCCTATCGTCAACTTCGCCGTCTGCGATGTGACCTTGTTTGATTAATTCGCGCAGCCACGCCGCTGCCTTGGGATCGTACTCGTTGTAATAAGCAGCCATCGTCACCACCCAAAGCCATAGAGTAGAAACCACAAGCCGGGGATCATGGCGAAGAGGCAGAGGCAGCCGATCAGGTCTTCGAGAAATTCACGCATTTGGTTTTCCTTTGTTGGGGTTGGTGGGGGCCGAAGCCCCCCGTTGTTGGATCAAAAGGGGATAAAATCGTCGTTGATGTAGGCATCCTTGCGGGCCTGCCTGGCGCAGTCGCACCATTCAACTTCAACCGGACGGGTAAGATTTTCAATCTCATTCAGCATGGCGTACCATGCGTCCTCGGCTGCTAGTTGGGCGGGAGTGTCAATGCCAGCAACGATGCAGGCTTCTTCGTAGGTTCCGCACATTGCGCCATAAACGTCGTACATGATTTTGTTTCCTTGTTTGCTTGTTGTTCGTTTCGTCTACGCAATTGATATGGCCATTCGTCAGCCGTTGTCAAGGCCACCGCAATTGCGTTAGCGAAATATTTTTCACTTGCCATGTGCCGTGCAAAAGGCGCATAGATTGCGTCTGCGAAACGAGGTGCTGCGATGGTCTACACAATCAAAGAGCTGCGGATGATGCTGGCCGGACAGCCGCTCAAGTCGATCTCGACTGGGTCTGGCGTGCATCACGTTACGCTGTGGCGTCTGGTCAATGGCCGGCAGGAGGCCAAGGAAGGCACGCTGATCAAGCTCACCGACTATGTGCGAAAGGCGATGCAAGATGCCTAACGGACGCAACAAGGGCGCCGCGTTTGAGCGCAGCATCGCACAGGATTTGTTTCTAGAGCTGGGCATCAAGTTCGCGCGCGACCTGCGGCAATACCAGGAATCCGAATTCGGTGATCTGATCACCGACGATCCGGCTTGGCCCTACATGCTGGAACTCAAGCGCTACGCCGCCGGCCCGATCGGTGGATCGGAAGCTTGGTGGAAGCAGGCCTGTGCTGCAGCCGACAAGGCGCACAAGCAGCCGGTGCTGATCTACAAGTATGATCGGCAACCGATCCGCTGCGTGCTGATGCTGCAGGGCGTGCGGGCCGACATGACGTTTCAAGATTTCTGTTACCTAGCAAGAGAGAGAATGGCACATGACGCAAGCCTCTGACGGATTTACCAAGCACGGCATTGATCACCTGTCGGCATCCAGCATCAACCTGTGGGCCAATGCGCCCGACGTGTGGGTCATGCAGTACCTGCACTTCAAGCGCACGCCCATGGGTCCAGCCGCATGGCGTGGCATCTGCACCGAGGATGCGGTGGCAGCCACGCTGCTTGGCGGTGCGATCACCGAGTGCATTGACAAGGCCATCGAAAAGTTTGACGGCAAGTACCGGATCGGCGACGAAGCCACCACCCGTGAGCGCGACCGTATCAAGCCGATGACCGAGCTGGCGGTGGCCGAGCTGGAACAGTACGGAAAGCCTTTCTTTCCTGAAGTCGAAGAGGGCGACCACCCCCAGAACAAGATCGAGATCATCGCTAAGGGCGAGGGCTGGACGATCCCAGTGATCGGATACCTCGACCTGGTCTATCCAGACCATGGCGTCGTGATCGATCTCAAGACCACCGGCCGCATCCCGACACAGATGTCGGCAGAGCATCAGCTGCAGCGCGCCATTTACGCCAAGGCCAACGGCAACATGGCCGTGAAATTCCTGTACGTCTCAGAAAAGAAAACCTCGCTGCTTGAAGACGGCGACCCGACAGAGTTGCTGGCCAAGGCCAAGGTGCAGATCGGCCGCATGGAAGCTTTCCTGCGGCATGTCGACAAGGACATCGCGCGCGAGATCGTGCCGCTCAACACGTCCAGCTTCTACTGGACCGGCAACGAAGCCCTGCGCAAAGAATTCTACGGGGTCTGACCCTGTGATCCGAGCCTGCCGGCCGCAGGTATTCCTCGGCGCACATGCGCCCGACAAGAGAAAGACTGAAAATGTTTGCACTAGACACAGGCAACAACGGCGGCGGCAACGGACCCTTCCTGCAGTGGTCCGCGCGCGGCACGCAAGACGGCGTGATCAACCCCAAGTCCTTTTACATCCGCGCGTCCGATGGCAAGACGGTGTACGATGCAACCAAGGGCATGGTGCTGGACATCGAGAAGATGCGCACCGGCTGGCAGAAGTCGGAAGGCGTGGCCGGCGTGGCGCCCGAATGGAAGTGGAACCCCAGCCCGTCGCAGATGATGGCCCAGCCCAGCGAGGATTGGAAGAAAGGCTTTTCAATCGTCGTGGCGATCGGCGGCGGCGATGTAGCAACGTGGGAACAAGCTGGCACGGCTGCGTGGCAGTGCTTGGTGGATCTCTCCGCAGCGCTGCAGCAGCAGCCGGCCGCCAACATGTTGCCGCTGGTGCGCCTGGCCGACGTGAAGCCCATGCAGTTCAAGCGTGGCAGCACGATCAGCCCAGTGCTTGAGATCATCAAGTGGGTGCCGCGTCCTGATTGCCTGAAGGAAGGTGCTGCGGCTGGCATTGCCACCGCACCTGTCGCAGCTGCGGCACCTGCACCGAAGCCGGCGCCCAAGCCTGCGCCGGTTGCAGCGCCAACACCTGCGGCCGTCTACGACGATATGGAATTCTAAAAAGAAAAGGCCCACCCATCGGATCTGATGGGTGGGCTAGTTCAAACAACAGAGAGGAAGAGGCGTGACCCTCATGGCGGATAATAAGACGCAAGACCAGAAAACGCAATCAAATCCTGAGCAAATCAGGTCGTTCTTTGAGTACATTACGCAGGGTTGGGCCGATTTGGCCGAGCGCTGGGCCGACGTGGGCGCAGCACCGTTGATCGAGCTGCGCTGCATCAGCAGCAACCGAGGCGTAAACGTGCAGCGCTTTGCCATCAGCCAGATCGACGAGGCCGTGCAGCACGCGGCAGCCATGAACAAGCACGGGCAAAACGTGTACATGTGCATCAACCCGATCGATGGGCGTGCTGTAATACCGGTCGGCAAGGCCGCGACAGACAAGGACATTCTCGCTGCGCTGTACTGCTTTGCAGATGCCGACACGGATGGCTCGATGGCCAACGTCTTATCATTCGCCGGCCCGAAGTTTACGATGAGCGTCAAGACGGGCACGACGCCTTACGTCCGAGGCCATGCCTACTGGCGGTTGGAAGAGCCGTGCATCAACCTCGACGCATGGCGCCAGGTGCAGGCCAGCATAGCGGCCAGCCTCGGCACCGATCCTGTGGTGATCAACCCGTCGCGGATCATGCGTGTCGCTGGCACCATCAGCTTTCCAAACAAAGACAAGCAGGGCCGTGGCTACATCCAAGAGATGGTCACGATGCGCACCGAATTCAGCAGCGACCGAGATCCTGTGCCTTTCGAGCGCATGATGCGGGCATTCCCGCCAACGCAGCGCAGCAGCTCGGCCAGCGCAGGCGTGCAGATCGACCTCGGCCAACAGGCCATGGACCGAGCAATGGCAGAGGCCGAGATCCTGACCGGCAAGGATTGGCATCACAATGTGGTGCGCCTGGTCGGATCATACGTCAGCCGTGGTCTGTCCGACACAGAGATACACGCCCTGACCGATCGCCTGACACTGCCAGGCTATGCGGTCGAGGAAACCAGACGAGAAGTGCAGCAGGCAATCGACGGCGCAAGGGCCAAGGGCTGGACGCCAGAGCCTGATCCGATCCAAGCAAAGATGGATCATCAGGTGCCAACCTTTGATGCGCCCAAGCCCGTGGTAGTGCCGGCGGATCAGCCGACGTGGCCGACACCGATCGAAGACTTTGACCCCATGGCGCTGCCCAAGCGGCGCTGGATATACGGCCGCACCTACATCAGGGATTACGTCAGCCTCACAGCATCGGCCGGTGGCATTGGCAAGACGAGCCTGACAATGGTTGAGGCGGTGGCCATAGCAACCGGCAAGCCGCTGCTGAACCAGCCGGTGTACGAGCGCACAAAGGTCTGGGTGATCTCGCTCGAAGACCCGCGCAGTGAGGGCCTGCTACGCCTTGCGGCCATCATGCAGCACTACAATGTAAAGCACGATGATCTGGCCGGCTGGTTGTTTATGGATGGAGAGGATGACATCCGCATCACCCTGGCGGCCGAGACAAGGGAAGGTGTGACAGAGAACGACGCGCTGCTTGACTACATGACGGCGAAGATCAAGGCGCTGGGCATCGGTGTACTCATTTTGGATCCACTTATTGGGGCCCACCAAGTAAATGAAAATTCCAATATGGCCGTGCAGGTGGTGGTCGCCATGCTGCGCAAGTTGGCAAGAGATACCGGCGCATCGGTGCATCCAGTGCATCACATCCGCAAGGGCAATGGTGACGAGGCAACAGTCGACAGTGTACGAGGCGCCAACGCACTGATCGGGGCAGCCAGATCGGCGCGCGTGCTGAACAAGATCAGCGAAGAGGTGGCCGAGAAGCTCGGCCTAGAAGGCGACGCAGGCAAGGGCCTGTTCAGGATAGACGATGCAAAGCAAAATCTTTCGGCACCGTCCGACAAGGCAACCTACATGCAGACCATCGGCGTGCAGATCGCCAACGGCGAGTACATCGCGGTTGTCGTGCCGGTCACGCTGCCCGATGCATTTGAAGGCGTGACGGCAGAGGCCGCGATGAAGGTGCAGCGTGCCGTCGGCAAGGCCGCAGAGGCAGAGCCGCTGAGAGAGAGCAGCCAGGCCAAGGCGTGGGTCGGGCATCTGGTAGGCGAACTGCTCGGCATCGACACATCCGAGAAGGCAGGCAAGGGCCGCGTGGCGCTGATCATCAAGCAGTGGATCAAGACGGACGTGCTGCGGCTGGACAAGGTGCCAGACGGCCGGACAGGCAGAGACGTGCCGGTTGTGGTGGTCGGGACATGGATCAACCGCGATGAGGTCGGGCTGTGAGCGTGGTAAATATGGTTCCACACCTTGTGTTTTTAGGTGTGGAAAAGGTGTGGAAGGGTGTGGAGAAAACTTACACTGAAACTTCCACACCACCACCCCTCTATAGGGGGTGTGGGGTGTGGTGGTAAAGTTCCAGAAGACAAGTGTGTGGTGTGGTGTGGGTGTGGGAGTAATGACATCGTGACAGACAAAAGACCGCAGCGGCCTAAGCGCGAGAGAAAGTCGGATCGGCTTATCTATCCCGGTGCCACGGCAAATCAAATCAAGTGCGACTTTGCGCTGGCGCCCTTCGATAAGGTCGCAAGAGACATGGAGCATCGGTGGGGTGTCGATCGGCTGGTGGAGCTGGTGCCAACCGAGACGGCCGCCAAGTACGGATCGGCCATGGCCAAGCTCAATGCGGCGATCGATGCAGAAGACCCAGACGAGATCGCGGCCAGGGCATCGGTCTGCGTCAGGGGTATGCAGCTGATGGATCAGGTTGCCACGCAGAGCCACGGAGAGCCGCCTACAGCGCAGGTCTGGGTGGTTGAGGCTGATGGGTATAGCTTTGGGCTGATGCGTGACGGCAGGGCTTGGCAGAGGGCGCAGGAAGCCTATCCAGATCTTGAGCTGATCACCGAGCGGCAGATGGTCTTGGCACTGACCATGTACAAGTCTAGCCTAGCCAAGGAAATGATCGACGCAGCCAAGGCAGCCTTTCCGAAGACAGAGATCACAGCGATCACAAACCAAGGGATAGATGATGCAATACCTTTCTAAAGCACAGGCAGCGCTAGAGCAGGCGTCCAGCCTGATCAATGGCCCAAGGCAAGAGGCTTACGGATCACCAAGCAAAAACTTTGAACAGCTGGCGATCAGGATCAGCCAGATCGTCAAGGCGCCAGTGACGAAGCGCCAGGCTGCGCAGATCTTGGTGGAGTTGAAGCTGTCACGCCTCACGCATTCATATCAGGAAGACAGCGTGATTGATGCAATCGCCTACCTGGCACTGATGATGGAGCTATCAGATGAACCCTCTTGAAACGTGGCGCCTGTCCAAAGGCATGTCATACGTCGACATCGCAGATCGCCTTGGCCGCAAGAACATGCGGCAGGTCACGCAGTGGTGCAAACCGTTCAACGACCCAGACTACCTGAAGCCTGAGCCAGAGGTGCAAAACCACATCCAATCAATGACGCTGGGCGAGGTGTCGCCAAATGCTTGGCGAGATCGGCAGATTGATGTATCATCCGCCAAAGCCATTGGAGGTTCAGATGGGCGGAAACAATAAAGGCCATGCAGTCAAGGTTACCAAGGCCGTGATGACCGAGGTGGCACAGCGCATGTCGGCGGGTGAGAACCTGCTGCAGATTGTCGAGGACGATCACATGCCAAGCTATCGAGCGATCACGTCTGCCGTGGTGCGAGACGATGAGCTGTTCGAGATATACCGGCAGGGCAGGATCATGCAGGCCGAGTGGCACGGTGACCGCATCAACACGCTGGCAATGGCCGAGCTGCCAACACACCATGCCAATGGCACGCCGTGCGATGGGCGGTGGCTGGGCGCAGAGATACAGCGACGCAAGCTTGAGATCGAGACGCTGCGTTGGACACTGGCTCGCAGCCAGCCTCACGGCATCAGGGATCGCAAAGCTGATGCTCCTGCGCAGCAGGCGATCACTATAAGTTGGGCGGGTGGCGAGGTCGTGGCAGAGGCGAAGAAGCCCGATTGACCTATATATCTGTCATCCTGCCTGCCCAGCTACGCGCGTTGATCGGCACTTTACATAATGCTGATTATCGGATAATAAAGTCTAGCGTTATCAATGGGTTGAGAATGCGCAGAATGCACGATGCACCCCCTCGGCGGCTTGGCGTTTTGGAAGGCTCGGTTGTCTGGGACCGCCAGAGGTTAAGGCATACCCCCTTCCGAATTACGCAGGAATATCAATGCCTTGCGCTGGCAGGGCGGCCAAATTCTACGACCCCGACCCCCCACCCCCCGCCAAACGACCCGCCATCCTATCCAGCGATATAACGGGTCTACGAAACGCACACATCGAGGCTGCCATGTCGCCAAAGCTGCAGAACATCGTGATCCCCTACGCGCCACGCCCCTTGCAGCGTGAGCTGCATGACGCCATGGACGCCAAGCGGTGGGGGGTTGTCGTGTGCCATCGCCGGTTCGGCAAGACTGTCTGGGCAATCAATCACATCTTGCGGGATGCGATCATGTCCAAGAAGGCCAATCCGCGATACGCCTACATGGCCCCGACGTACAGGCAGGCTAAGAACGTGGCGTGGGATTATTTGAAGCAATTTGCGGGTGCGATCCCTGGGGTTAAGTTTCACGAGACGGAATTGCGGTGTGATCTGCCCACCGGCGGGCGGATATCATTGCTCGGCGCCGAGAATCCGGACAGCCTGCGCGGCATTTACCTTGACGGCTGCGTGATGGACGAGGTTGCGCAGATGCCGGAGAATGTCTTCCCAGAGGTGATCCGCCCTGCGCTGTCGGATCGCAATTCCTCCTTTCCT